AAAAAACCTGGCCCATGCGCCTCGAGAAGGTCTTTCATTCGATTGACCATCTCGTCCCTAGTCCCTCATATTATGAGGCACTAGAAGGCGTGGACTTCCTAGAACCCGAGGCTGAGATTCCCGTTAAGGTAATCTCAGTCCCTAAAACGCAAAAGACACCCCGTATTATCGCGGTTGAGCCTACTGCTATGCAATATGCACAGCAGGCGGTCCGCCACGTTATATACAGAAAGGTTGAGAGGGATAACCTCCTCAATTCCTTTATCGGCTTCATGGATCAGACGCCTAATCAGCGCCTGGCCTGTGAAGGCTCTTCTAACAGAGAGCTGGCTACGCTAGACCTTAGCGAAGCTTCCGATCGTGTCTCTTACGAGCATGTATGTGACCTGTTGGCGTTGACTCCTCATTTGTTTGAGGTCATCGACGCATGCCGGTCACAGAAGGCTCGTGTGCCTGGTCACGGAGTTATTCCGTTGGCCAAGTTCGCGTCTATGGGTTCAGCTCTTTCTTTCCCTATTGAGGCAATGGTGTTTCTAACCATTGTTTTCATTGGGATCGAGAACGAGCTCAATCGGCCATTGACCCGTAAGGACGTTGAGTCCTTTACGGGTCGGGTGCGTGTCTTCGGTGACGATATTATCGTCCCCGTCGACTATGTGCAATCAGTGATTCGTTCACTCGAAGACTTTGGTCTGAAAGTGAACCAACACAAGTCTTTCTGGACTGGAAAGTTCAGAGAGTCTTGTGGGAAGGAGTACTATGACGGCCATGACGTTAGTATTGTCAAGGTTCGGCAGGTAGCTCCCTCCTCGCTGCTGCATGCTCGGGAAATCATCTCTTGGGTCGAAATGGCTAACCTGTTTTATAGGGCTGGCCATTGGAACACAGTGAGATGGTTGGACTCCTTCCTCTCGGGTATCCTTAAGGATTACCCGGTTGTGTTGGAGACATCTCCCGTTTTGGGTCGCTTCTCTTTCATGGGTCTTCCCCATGATGACATTCCTGGACAGTTCCAGGGAATGAGAGGCAGGTACCAAATCCCCATGGTTAAGGGATTTGTAACCCGTGGTGTGATACCCAAGGATCCCTTGGATGATCACTACGCCCTAACCAAGTTTTTCTTGACTAGAGGCGCTTTGCCAAGCGCTGACGAGAAACACTTGGAGCGTGCAGGACGCCCCCGTGTCGTCGACATCAAACGCGG